CCTTACTGCCCTGAAGGTACTGTGTACTTCCTCAACACTAACTACTTGTCTCTGTACATCCATGAGCAAGGTTCTTTTGTGTTTACAGGCTTTGAGTCCACACTCCCGAACTGGCAAATTGGTTATGTTGGCGCAGTTTTGATGATTGCCGAATTGGTGAACGTCAAACCTAAGTCAATGACCAAGGTGACGGGTTACAACTACCTCTCACTGTAAGGAGAAAAAGACATGGCTTTAGCAATGAATAAAATCATTCTGGCGAATGCAACCACCAACACTGCTGGTGCGTACTTTTCCAACGTATCACTGACTGCCGCTAACGCAGGTACTGTGATTCCCGCAGGTACATACTTGCTGTTTCCTACCGTCAACGTAATCATTACTGCAAACAACGGTTCTTCTATCGCAACTCTTCTCGCCAATAATACTGGCGGCATGATTTTGTCTGATGGCGTAAACGTGTTTGCTCAGTCTATGGCTTCGGGTGCTGGTGCTGCTGTTGCTCTTACCATCAATGGTGGTATCAACGCAAACAGCACATACACAACATAAGGAAACAGTATGAACTCGAATCATGTAGGGGCACTGTATCCTGATAGTTTTGGTAATGTTTTGATTGGCACTACCTCTGCTCCCGTAGGCTTGGGAAGCACAGGTAATGCCGTTGCAACTATTCCAACAATCGGTACAAGCTACATTGTTCGCCGTATTACTGTTGCAAATGCCAACGGAAGTGTTGCGCTTGCCAACGTCACCATCATTAACAGCAGTGATGGTGTCGTAGCAAACGCAGTTTCTAACGCAGTTGTATTGGGAAATATCACAGCAACAACCAAGTATCAAGATTTGAACCTGACGGCAAACACCGCCACAACAATCTATTCTGGTTCTTTGTTTGTGTGTGTCAATACAGCCGCTGCCGCAAACAACACAGTTGACATTGCAGTGTACGGTGACGTTGTAACACTATGACAGACCTTGTTTATGTAACCAACCATACCGATAAAGACCTGTATTCTGAGTACAACTATGTCGGTTATGACTTTCCTATAGGTAAGACAGTTCAGTTAACTGCCCCTGCTGCTAGGCATATGTTAGGTTATGAAGACGAGGAAAAGGAGAAATATCTTGTCCAGTTGGGTTTGATACGACTTCACAGCGAACTTGAAGAAGCAACGGAAAAATTCAAGAGATTAAAAATTTCTGAAGAGTATCCACAAAAGAACTGCTCGTTACCCTCGGCAGTTGGCGTAGTACCCTTACGGATTGAGAAATCCGTTGGGGGAAAGTCCAATCAGAGGGTTGCATAACATGAAGGTAACATGGCAACTCTCTCTTCCTACATCACGGAAGTACAGCGTTTATTGCACGATGCAAACTCTGTCTTCTGGTCTACCTCGGAGCTAACGGACTACATCAACGATGCCCGTGAGCGAGTAGCGAGAGATACTGGGTGCTTACGCACCCTTCAAATTACTGCCACCCCAATTTCCAACACAGGCGTAGCCGCAACCATATGGACTGCGGGTGCTACCGTTACTGCTGGTCAGTTTGTATTTAACAATATCTTTATTTATGAGGTAACTGTCAGTGGTGTACTTGGTAGTACAGCACCAGCTTATCCTTCATCTGGCTACACTTTCCCTCCATCTACTCCATTTACAGATGGCACGGCTACTTTGCAGTATTCTGGCCCTGCGGAAATAATTCCCTATGCCATTATTTCAACAGGCACAACCCTAGACATTCTGAACGTCAACATTTACTGGGGTAACAGTCGTATTCCTTTGCGATACTTACCCTGGTCAAACTTTAACGCACAGCTTCGCTATTATCAAAACTCTGTTGGCAGACCTATATGTTTCTCTGTCTATGGTCAAAACACTATCTATGTAGGCCCTGTTCCAGACCAAGCCTATGTGGTGGAGATAGATAGCACTATCTTGCCTACAGCGTTGAGCTTAAACACGCCCAATGCTAATGACCAGATACAAGACCCCTATACCTCACCTGTAGCCTTCTATGCGGCGTATAAAGCCAAGTACAAGGAACAGAGTTATGGAGAAGCTGAGATATACAAACAAGAATATGCCAAGCAAGTTCAAGCGGTGTTGAACTCTGTGTACACCCGCAGAATCCCTGACCCCTACAGCACGTTCTAATCATGGCCTCCGCAGAACAAAAGAAATCTTATGCTGTTTATAAGAATTTTAAAGGCCTGAATACCAAGGCCAATAGAACAGCTATTGATGAAGAAGAGTTCTCATGGATAGAAAATGCCATGCCTATCGGGTTTGGCAACATTAAAATTGTTTCTTCTCAAATCTCTATCAAGGATGGCAGCAATAACGCCATTTCGTTTGGTAACACAGTCACTACGCTTACAAACACCAACCTTGGCTTGTCTGACTATTTATTGGCCTTCCAAGAAAATGGTCGAGGACAGTATGTTGTCATAGATACAGGCACTGTAGGAAATGTAGGTGTGACAGGCACATTCTCTTCTGCAAACGTGTCTATCGCACAGTGGAAGAACGAAGAAGTATTTATAGGTGACCCGAACAAAGGACTGTTTACTTGGGATAGCACTGACTTACTTAATGTTGGTGGTGTAGGTCAAATAGGACTTACAAATAGGGGTTCAGGCTACATCACTGCGCCAGCAGTCACTATCTCTGCACCTAATCAAACAAACGGGACACAGGCAACGGCTGTTTCCACAATTACTGCAAATGCGGTGTCCTCCATTTCCATCACAGAAGGTGGCAGTGGATATACCGCTTCACCAACAGTAACCATCACAGGTGGAGGTGGTAGCGGTGCTACTGCTATTGCCGAAATCCTTACCTTTACAAAAGGTGCGTTGTTTATACAAGTCACTAACAGTGGTTCTGGTTACAACCCTGCTTCTCCCCCTGCTGTTACTATTTCGGGTGGAGGTGGAGCAAATGCCGCTGCTACTGCTATTGTGTTTGGCAATGCAGTAACACAAGTCATCATGTCAAATGTGGGTAACAACTTCACAAGTGTGCCTACAGTTACTATAGCGGCTCCACCGACTCCGACTGGCAACGCAAATGCTACGGTAATAGGTGTACCCAATCTGGAAGAAATAGCTGCTGTTTCTACGTTTTCTGGTCGTGTGTGGGTGGCTACAGGTCGTACAGTTACTTTTTCTTCTTCTACTAGCCCTACTGACTTCACTTCTGTTTCTGCGGGTGCAGAGACAATTACAGACTCTACCTTGCGTGGCAACATACAAAACATGGTGTCTGCTAACAACTTTTTGTACATTTTTGGAGAAGACAGCATCAACGTCTTTTCTGATGTTAGGGTTACAAACACAGGCGATACCCTATTCACAAACACAAACGTGTCTGCGTCTGTAGGTAGTAAGCTGAAATACGCTGTATTCCCTTACTTCCGTTCTGTGTTGTTTATGAATAACTACGGGGTGTATGCCCTAGTTGGCTCAACAACAAGCAAGATTTCTGACCAACTGGATGGTATTTTTCCTTATATAGATTTCACCAAGCCTGTTACTGCGGGTCAAGTCTTGCTCAACAACATCCTGTGTGCGGCATTTAACTTCTACTTGAACGCAAGTTTCCCTACCACTACGGGAGACAGGTTTGTACAGTGTGTATTTTTTGAGAAAAAGTGGTTCGTTACCAGCCAGGGTGCATTACGGTATGTGTCCTCTGCTGCTGTTGGCGGGTTGATTAACTTGTATGGAGTAACAGATACCGCTCTTTTCAAGCTGTACGGGGATGCAACTGCAAATATCTCTTCTGAGATACAGACATCTTTGTCTCCTATGAAAGACCCTATTCGCACTAAACAAGCATTAAAATTTGGTATAGAAGCAACGCTTACTACGGGTGGTTCGTTTAATGTGACTGTGGATAGTGAGAGTGGGTCAAGTCCTGTTTATGCGCTGAATAACGCAGTTACTTGGTACAACAATTCAGGTGTCACGCTTACTTGGCTTAATAATTCTTCAGCGGTTATCGGGTGGTTGACAAGTTCAGGGTATGCCTTGTACAAATCAGACGCACAGCAGTATGGTAAGTATTTGGGGTTGACAATCACTAGCACAGACCCTGCGCTAACTGTTAACACAATTGAGTTTGAACATGAATTAAGAGTGAGGTTCTAAAATGGCTGTTCCTAATATTTTTGGCACTGCAACTGCGGCAATCCCGTTATCGCAACTAGATACCAACTTTGCTACTGCGATTACGCTTGGCAATACTGCTGTCTATCTTGGTAACACCACAACCAGTCTTGGTAATGTGACGCTAACAAACGTCACTATTAGCAGTGGTAATGTGACTCTTACTGGAGCTAACATTAGTGGAACTGCAAATGTGTCCACGCTTGTTGTTACTGGTAATGCAACTATTGCTGGCACTGCAACAACCATACAAGGACTTACCGTAGGACGAGGTGCTGGTGCTGTTGCTACCAACACTGCGGTGGGTGCAAGTGCTTTGGCGGTAAATCAGGCTGGAGGAACAAACAATACAGCGATAGGCAATGCCGCACTTGACGCAAACACAACAGGTGATGCAAATACGGCTGTTGGTGACGATGCTTTAGGAGCCAACACCATTGCCAGCAACAATACCGCTGTAGGGTATCAGGCTGGGTATACCGGTATTACTGGAACAAATAACACCGCTATCGGGTATCAAGCGCTTTATTCCAGCGTCACAACTTCTAACAATACTGCCATAGGATACCAAGCTGGATATTCTGCAATAGGAATTAGCACTACTGTTTCAGATAATACTTTTATTGGCGCTCTTGCAGGGTATTCAGTCACAAGTGGTCGTAAAAACACGTTTGTTGGAAATACTATAGTTGGTGTTGGTGGATGCGGAAGCGCAGTAACCACAGGTAATAACAACGTCATTCTTGGCGGCTACACAGGCTCTGCTGCTCCCATCTCTGCTACTGGCAGCAACTACATCGTGCTGTCGGACGGTGATGGTAATGTCAGGCAGACCATCGACTCCAGCGGTAATGTAGGTATAGGTGTTACGCCTAGTGCTTGGAGTAACCGAGTTGCATTTCAGAATGACTCGGCTTGTTTTGCTTCTTCATCTGCAAATCGTTCTGTTGCTGAAATTTCTGCTAATAGTTATTTGTCTACTGCTGGAATATTTAGGTATTTGTATAGTTCTGCTAACGCTACTTTGTACCAACAAGCAACGGGGGCTCATAAATGGTACACAGCCGCATCAGGCACAGCAGGTGACGCGATTACATTCACCCAAGCAATGACGCTGGATGCGTCTGGTCGTCTTGGT